AAGAGTACTGAACTCCTCAAAGCAAAATACAAGTCTTTAGGACAGGCCATTGAAGCACAAAAGAAAGTACTCGATCAAATGAAGCAGAACTTCGACAAACTTGATCCTGGATCTGCTAAATTTGACAAAGCTGCTGCTGATATTGAGCGAGAAAATGCAAAATTGTCAGCAATGGAAGGACAACTCTACAAAGTAGAGCAAGCCTTGAAAGCTGTTGGACGTGAAAATAGCTTTTTTGGTAAAATGGAAAACCTTGGAAAGAATCTTGTTAAAAGCGGAGACAACATTCAACAGTTTGGAAAGAAAGTCTCTGATTTCGGTGGAACATTGACAAAAGGGATCAGTGCTCCATTGATTGCAAGTGCTGGATTTGCCTTAAAAGCTGCAATCGACTATGAAACGGCATTTGCAGGGGTGAAAAAGACGGTAGATGGAACTCCACAACAGTTTGATAAGCTATCTGCCAGTATTCGTGAGATGGCTAAAGAAATGCCTTCAAGTGCGGTTGAAATTGCAAATGTTGCGGAAGCGGCAGGACAATTAGGAGTCCCAATCGGAGCAATCAAGGACTTTTCTAAGACCATGATCAATCTTGGTGTCTCTACTAACTTGAGTTCTGAAGAAGCAGCATCATCAATTGCTAAAATCGGGAACATCATGCAAGTTTCTGGAAAAGATCTGGGTACATGGTCTGCGCATTTTGGATCAGCAGTAGTAGATCTTGGTAACCATTTCGCAACAACAGAACGCGATATTGTCGAAATGACAAACCGTTTAGCAGCAGGCGGTAAGTTAGCTGGTTTAACCACCCCAGACATTTTAGGTCTTGCGACTGCAATGAGTAGCGTAGGTATCGAAGCAGAAGCAGGGGGAACTGCAATGACGCAGACCCTCACTGGTATCGGTAAAGCCGTATCGGGTGTTGGTAAAGGTGCGAAAGAGAAACTAGAAGTCATCGCACAAACCGCAGGAATGACAGCAGAGCAATTTTCTACAGCATGGAAACAAAAACCAGCTGAAGCTTTACAATCCTTTATTAAAGGGCTCCAGAAAGCTCATGAAGAAGGCAAAAACATGGATGGCATTCTGGATGAACTCGGCATGTCTGGAATTCGTCAAGGAAATATGCTCAAATCTCTGGCTTCTGCGTCTGACAAGATGGGAGATGCTGTCCGTAGGTCAAATAGTGCGTGGAAAGAGAATACAGCTCTCACAAACGAAGCTAAGAAACGCTACGAGACAACAGAATCTCAGTTGAAGATCTTCAAGAACCAGGTAACAGATCTGGCAATTGAATTTGGAGGCCCATTATTAAAAGCCATGAATTCAGGTTTACAAGCTGTGAAACCGTGGATTTCAAAACTTGCTGATATGGCAAAAGCTTTTAGTGAGATGAGTGAGTCTCAACAACAAAATATTATCAAATGGGGACTGCTTGCAGCAGGAGCAGGTCCAGCCTTATCAATCCTTGGCAAAGGCATCGGAGTTATCGGAGGTATCACTAAAGGTATCGGCTTCCTCACTCAAGGTATTGGTAAAGTCGGTGGTGGACTTTCTGTTTTAGGGAAGACCTTCCAACTGTTCAAACAAGGAAGCAGTCTTTCTTCTGCATTTAAAACCGCAACTACTGGTATCACTGCAACAAGTACTGCTGCAGAAGGTGCAGTAGCTTCTACTGGTCTATTAGCAAAAGGTATTGCACTGCTCGGGAACCCTGTCACTTGGGGAGTCCTGATAGGTGGTGTTGCTGTTGGTGTGATTGCTACAGTAGCAAAAGAAATGGCAGACGCAAACGAACGCACTCAAACGTGGGGTACAAGCGTAAGCAAGCTACAAGACCAAGAATTATCACGGTTAAAATCCAAAGTCGATGAAGTGCATCAAGCTACCGTAGGCTTTGGGCAAGGTGGCGCACAAGCGGTTGAAAATGTACGTAAGAGTGTGCAAGGGCTTGCCGATGATATCCAGAAAGCGATTGACAAAGACCTTGAGAAAACTCTTAAAGGGCTTGAAAAGGTTGGTGCGAATGAAACAATCCAAAAACGTGCTGTAGCGCAAGCAGAACAGCAAAAGAAAAACATCCAGTCGATGACAGATGAGATTGTACAGATTTATCAAAATGCATCTGACCAACACAGAAAGATTACTCGCGAAGAACAAGCGATTATTTCTGACTACGAAAATCAATTTATTGATAAGCAATTGTCATTGCAGAAGTATTCTGCCGATGAACGTACCGCAATTGTGAAAGCCATGAATGGCCAGATCAGTGATCTGAATGAAACGCAGTTACGTAAAGGTACAGGAGTCGTAGCTAAATGGCTCAAAGAGGAACAGAAACTCTACGATGAGCAAGTGACTGCATTGAAAGATGCTCACGAAAAGGGAATTTATAGCCAGTCCGAATACAATAAGGAAATGGAAAAATTAAATGCCCAACACAAGACCAAAATGGAAGCCTATGGCCGTGAGTATGCAGAACTTCAAAAAGAGTGGAGTAAGAAAGTACCTCTTAACTTCGGTAACGATGAACAACGTAAGATGTACTTTGACCAGATGCGCAAGGATTGGGCAGAGCTTGGACTTGACTACGACAAGATGATGGCCAAAGCAGATCAATTCGCTGATATCGTAGGTCGTTCATCTGGTATGGTCGCTAAGAGCGTGCTGAATATGTCACAGGAAACCAAAGATGCCAACAACATCTGGAATGGATTAGTATTTGATCCTAAGACTGGACAAGTCAAGACCAATGCGCAAGAGGAAGTGACGAAAGCTCTACAAGCTGAAAACGGCTGGGAGAATATGCAGTTTATCCTCAAGCACGCAAATCTTGAAACCAACGCTAAGATGACAATCGGACAAGCATTGGTTGAGGTTGGCAAGTGGGATAGCTTAACCCCACAAGAGAAAGAACTTGTGGTAGGTAATAATCAAGGAATGAAAGCGGTCCTTGATAGTAAGACATTGCTGGAACAGTACAATGCGATGCCAGCGGCAGTCAAGGAACTCTTGATGAAGAACACTGACTTTCTCTCATCTGGTGAACGTGCTACAGCAATCATCGAACGCTGGAACACACTCACACCAGAGCAGAAAGAACTCATCTTAAAGGATGCTGCGAGCGACAAGGCTGAACGTGTACGACTAGCAGTCGACTCACTAACTGGTATGGCCCACGTAGTTAATTTAGATGCAGAAGATAAGACCAAGAGCGCTATCGCTAGTGCGATGTCTAGCATCTTAACACTACCTACCGACCATAAGACGGACTTGATTGCAACTCCAGACGGTGTAACGCTTGGAACTAACCAAGCAATGGGCGCTTTAGGATTATATAACGGATTTAACGTACCAACAAAACAAATTACCGCTGATCCAAGCAATGCGAATAATGCTGCACAACAAGCGATTAATAAGCAACAAGAATGGAACAGCACACCGTCTCCTGTCAAACCACAGTTAGGTGATCCAACGGGCGCTATCACTGCTGCACGACAAGCGATTGATAATCAAAACGCTTGGAACGCTACACCAAGCCCAGTCAAAGCTATCAATGCACAAGACAACACGGCAGGACCTGTCGGAACCGCTCAAGCCAACATCAATAGTGTGCAAGGTAAAACAGTATACATCGATGTTGTGAAGCGTATGATTGGAGGAGCAGCAGCAGCACTTGGTTTTAAAGATGGTACAGACTTCCACGAAGGTGGACTCGCAATGGTCAATGACCAGCGAAATGCGGTCTATAAAGAAATGGTAACTTTACCAGATGGAAGCTCATTTATTCCAGATGGACGGGATGTTGTACTTAACTTACCTCGTGGATCAAAAGTATTGCGAGCTGATAGAACTAAGCGACTGATGAAAAATCTTGGCTTCCCAAGATATGCAACAGGGGTCGGAATTCCGGAAGATGCCAAATTCTTGCGAGAAATGAAAAATGCCAGCCAGCAATTCTTATTTAAAGAAACATCCACTGGAAATAGCTACAGCGGTGAAAATATCGTTGCTGAGATCGCAATTCTGAGAGCAAGTTTAGAAAAGATCCTTACTGCTATCCTTGAAAAACCATCAGAAACGTATCTGGACGGTGATGTTTTAGCGCAAAACAGCTATCAAAGATATTCTAAAATCATGGCAAGGGAGGGAATCTAATGTTTAACATGATTATAAATGGATTCGACACTGGATCAATCCCAAACTGCTATGTGACGGATTTCGGAGAAGACCAGACGGCCACACCAAGGGTCGAATCAAATACAATTTACGGAGCTAACGGAGATTACAATCTTTATGATGGAGCTTATGACGGGTACGATAAGACAGTAAGTCTATACGTTGTCAAAACAAGCGAAATCGAAATGATTGTAAATCAATTCAAGCCGGAAGAAAATAAAATAGAGTTTAGTCATCGGCCAGGCTCTATTTTTTATGCTGATTTTCAGAGCGCATCCTTTAAACAAAATGGCTTGCATGCTTGGACTTTAGAAATCAAGTTAAAGATGCATCCATTCCGTTACTTAAATAATGATGCTGCAGTCACTTTAGCAGGTAACGGCACAGTAAACAATCCAGGAACTGTATATTCTGAACCCGTCATCACAATCGAAGGCAATGGAGATGTATCTCTCACTATCGGGAAGCAAACCATGCAACTCACGATTGACACGAAAGCAACAATCGATTGCCGTCATAAAAAACAAAATGTCTATGACAAAAATGGAAATCTGAAAAATACATTGAGAAAAAGAGGTGGATTCTTTGAAATTGCTCCAGGTACGTCTGGTATTGCAGTTTCAGGTACCGTTTCAAAAATCACAATAAAAGGGAATTGGAGGTATAAAGTATGATTTATCTACAAGAGGGAAACTTCCCTCTTAACGAAGCTTTTAGCTCCGAAATCGTCCAGGAAGCTAACAGCACTTATCAGCTTACCTTTAAATTTCCAACCTCAGATCAAAAATGGGTATTGTTAACTCCGGAAACAGAATTAGTTGCCGATGATTTGCATGGCGAACAGTACTTTACTATCTTTGAAGTCGAAAAGCAACATGGATATGTCACTGTATATGCCAATCAAGTAGCAACATTACTTAATGGATATTCCATCAACAAGATCAATGTCGATCGAGTGAATGGAGCAACTGTGATGAATGCGCTTGTTGCCGGATTTAAACGAGAAACACCATTCACATTTTTTTCCGATGTGATGTCAAAACACACCCTCAATCTTAAAGATATCTCAGCGATGGAAGCCTTGGCCAAAGACAAGCATTCCATCGTTGGGCAGTGGGGTGGAGATCTTGTCCGGGATAAGTACAGTGTCCGATTGCTAGAAAATGGTGGAATCGAAAACGAATCATTGTTTGCCTACAAGAAAAATATGAAGTCGTTTCAAGAATCGAAATCCACTAAAGAGTTGAGAACACGGATCCATTTTAAAAAGGTTATCGAAGCCCACGAGGAAGGAAAGAAAGATCAGATCCTAACCGTGACCATTGATAGCCCACTGATCAATAAATACAAGCATATCTATGAAGCAGATATGGAAGTACAAGACCAGGATGTAGTGGATCAAAAGACACTTGAGGAATACGGCAAGCGCTATTTCCGTGAAACTCTGTGTGACATGATCGAAGAAAGCCTTGAGATTGATGTTGTAGGCCAGGCAGATCAACCAGTACACATGTTTGATATCGTAAGCATCTTCCACGAGGGCTACGATGTCGATTTGCGAAAAAAGATCACGAAATACAAGTTTAATCCAATGAGCATCAAACTTGTCAGCATCGGATTTGGCGAAGTTGCTAGAACTTTAGCAGACTCTATCTCAGGAATGGTCAACGATTCTGTCGATAAGAAAATGAAGTCTTATGATGCAGAATATGAAGCGAAAGTGCAGAAGCTTGTAGATAATGCTAATGCTGAGTATGACAAGCAAGCGAAAGAGCTGGAACATAAAATCACAGACGGGATTGAACAGGCCAAAGCACAAGCTGAAGTCGTGAAGCAGGAAATTTCAGCTCAAGTCACTGAGAAGATCAATGCTGCCAACCAAGCTAATAAAAATGAAATTGTAGAAGAGTTTAAAGCTCAATATAATGGCATCGAAGTGAAGATGCAAGGTTTGAAAGCTACAACTGACCAATTAAAGACCAGTGATGCTGATATCCAGAAGCTGATCAATGACTTCAAGGCTCAGACACAAAGCCAATTTTCTGGAATCCAAGGTGCACAATCTAGATTTGAACAGACCACAGAAAAAGCCATCTCTGACCTGACAAATGTGGCCAATGGAAAGGCTGACCGCTCTTATGTTGAACAGACAGTGAATGGCATCAAAGAAGAATTCACAACTTTAAAAGTTGGTTCAAGGAACTACGCTGAAGACTATGATTTCACTCGTGGGCTGTGGTTTTTCGCTCACGGTGATTCAAGTGATTCAACTGGCACATCAGAGAATGGTGTATATACCATTACAGGAACTACTAACACTTGGAAGCAAGCACAGTTATTTTCTAGTACCGCACCAAGCTGGGCCACAAAAAAAACAACCGCTCTGGATTATCTAGAGAAAGGCGAGCCTTACACACTTTCGTTCTATGCTAAAAGGAACAGTGGATCTGGTACAATGTGGGCTTCTTTGCGTGAGAATAGAAAATCTAGAGGTAATCCGGAAAGAATTTCGGCTCATTTTCAATTAACAGATGACTGGCAGTTGTACAAGGTTTCTGTTCCAGCGCTAGAAAAAAGCGATGAGTTTGATTTCTGGCGCATCATTATTGGATATAGTGAAGCTGGTTCAATTTCGTTTAAAAAGGTGGAATTAACACAAAGCACTACCAGAACAGATGCTGGGCCTGCACCAGAAGATCAAAATTATAAAATAGAGCAAGCACAAGCTACGTTTGAGAAGACGGTTCAAGGTCTTTCTACTCAATTAACTAAATTAGAGACTAAAACAGGCCCAAACGGTGAACTTGAACAGCGCATGCAGACCTACTCTGAGAAGGCTGCTGTGGACGCTGTTAAAGCAACAAGGCAGATTCTTGAGCAAGGCTATGTTGCTAAATCGCAATACACTGAGGATGTTGCTGGCATTAATAGAAAATTTGAAAGTATTTCAACATCAACTGACTCTAAAATTAGTTCAAAACTTGCTGAGTTTAAACAAGGCGTTGATGGGCAATTCTCAACATTTTCCACAGAATTTGGCATGAAGCTATCCAGTCAAAATTCTGTCCTCAATGACAAATTGGACGATTTCAAGGATAGCATCAATGGTCGCTTTGCTAACTATCAGCAAACTGTCAACGGACAAATAACAACAATCATCAGCCAGTTTGATGGAGTATTGAAGAAAACAGACATCAACATCACAGATGGTCAGATCTCATTTGGGACAGGTAAGACCATAAATGGTCGGACCATCAGCTCATTGTTGGTACAAGAACCAGAAGCCATTGCTCTGATCGCTCAATTGATCAAAGTGAAAGGTGATATGGTAGTTGATGGCTCAATCACAAGCAGGCATCTAGCTTCTCAAAGTGTCCGAACTGGTCACATGGAATCCGGATCAGTAACAACTCAGATTCTGGCTAGTAATGCAGTAACAGCAGACAAGCTACAAGTTGATTATGCTTTGATCCAGAAACTTCTTGCTAATCAAGCATTTATTAGAGAACTGACCTCACAAAAAGCCTTTATTACGCAACTCGCTTCGATTGACATTTCTGCAGAACACGTCAAAGGCGGAAGACTAAGTGCGAACACCGGATCAACAGTTTTTGACTTGGATAACGGAACGCTGAATATGTACTCAAATACAGGCACGATTCGAAGAATTGATGATACAAACTCTTCTCAATTTATAAAATTGACAAAAAGCGGATTTATCGCAGAGCAATTTCGTGATTCTAATGCAGCCTTGATGGTAATAGGGACGAATCATAACAAAGATCCAAAAGAGGTAGAACGACACGACAACGAAACATTCGCTGGCATTCGGCTTTGGTCAGGTAAAGGTAGCGGTAAAGAAGAAAGCCTTACAGAATTTGTGGGTGACCGTGTACTTATCTATAATAACGGTCGTTATCGTAGTCCTTGGAACTTCCACGGAAATGCAAATGACGGGAATGCTTATTTGATACCGATGAACCAAAATAATGTTAAGCACTACATCGGCCGTGGGGACTTCTTTGTTGAGGGTATCTACTCACGACATTTTTATATGAGTGGTGGACGAGATATAGGTCAGTATCTATGGGATCTTTTGACTTGCTTTGGTATCATGAAACGTTATGGACAGATTAGTGGAGCCGCTGGCAGTCACGTTCAAGGTGTGCTTGATAAATATGGATTTAGATAAGGGGTAATTAATGAACGAAAATAATTATGTAGCAATCATCACAGAGCTGGCAAATCAACTTGCCAGCAAATCAATAAATGAGGCTGAATTTAAGGTTCGGCTCACTGAGTCACAGCAACTTGTAGCGCAACTCGCTCAGGAAGTTGAAAGCTATCGCTCTGTCCTAGAGTCTGACAAAGACTTAAAGGACCTATTTGAAGAAATTAAAAACAAAAACGAGGTAACTAAATAATGGATTACAAAGTACAATTTAAATCATACGATGCAGTAGCTAACACTACCAAGGTAGCAATCAAGCAAGACTTCCCATATCGAGTATTTGAGGAAATTTTGCCAACAAATCGCATGACCGAAGATGATGCGACATTGGTTGAAGCAGTATTAAACATCGTCCGCATGGAACTTGACACATCTGGAGCAGTCGTAGCAATCAAGAAAGAGTTAGACAAATCTGTTGAAGCTAACAATGACGCTATTGCCAAAATTCAAGCTCTCACCAAGGATAACGAGGAGAAAGCAAACCAAATCCAGAAAATCAAGGAGGTGGCAGAATGGAACGTTTTGGCCCGTGTGACCGATGTTGACAATCCACTTGATCCAACTGTATTTAAGCGTGGCCTTGAACTTGTAGACCTTGGAGAAACTGGTAAGACTTACCAACCACAAGAAATCTTTACGATTGAAGATCCAAACCACACAGAAGCTTTTGGAGAAGGTAAACGCATCATGATCCAAGTAAATGAGCCATTTACTTACCAAGGCGAAACCTTGGAACAATTGAAAAACCTTGATCAAAATGGCAAAATCGGCATCTGGAAATGGACTAAACCAAAAGAAGAGAAGGAAGAAAAGCCAGGACAACCTTCTGGTGACCTTGAAACTCAACCAGTGACTACAGCTACACCACAACCAACAATTTAATTAGAGAGGGGCGTGATCTATGATCCACTTTACACCGGAAGACATCTCAATGATGGTCGGATTTGTCGGGATCTTACTTGGAATTTACGGCAATTTTAAAGGAAGTGTCGTGGCACAAGAGAAACGCATGGTCGTGATCGAGAAAGACATCGAAAACATGCGTGATTTCCGTCTTACGGCTGTTAGACGACTCGACAACCACGATGAACAAAATAAGTCTCTATTGATCCTCGCAGAGCAGGTCAAAGCCCTGAGCGAGGATATGAAGGAACTTAAAGCATTAATCCAAAATAAAAATAATTAAGAGGTAACATTATGAATAAAATTAACTGGAATGTACGTTTGAAGAATAAAAACTTTTGGCTTGCAATCGTTCCAGCGCTTGCATTGCTATTCCAAGCGTTTGCCGATATCTTTGGCATCAAGCTAGAGTTTGGCCAAACCATTGATAAAATCTTGGTATTTGTCAATGTATTGTTTGCATTCTTCGTTTTGGTCGGAGTTGTTAACGATCCAACTACTGCTGGACTAAGCGACTCAGAACGTGCGTTAGGTTATGAAGAGCCTAGCGAAGATTAATATATTTTTACTGGCTACTATCTATTTTTGGATAGTAGCCTTTGATTTTAGAAAGGAGCAGTAATGGCTACTTTAAATGATATTTTAGGATATGCAGAAGGTCTTGCAGATGCTGGAACGGGTGTATCTATGAGCCAGTGGGGTATGCAGTGTGCTGCACTACCTAATGCGATCTCTACTTACTTTTTCGGCAAAACTCTTTGGGGAAATGCGATTGATCTGCTTAATTCTGCCCGTGATTTAGGTTATGAGGTGGAATACAATCAAGAGGGCAATCTGGACAGCAAGCCACGGGCTGGTGCTGTATTCGTCATGGATACGACATACATCTACGGCCACAGCTATGGGCATACTGGTATTGTGATCGAAGATTCAGATGGATATACCATGCGCACCATTGAGCAGAATATTGACGGTAACGAAGACGCTCTGTATGTTGGTGGCCCAGCACGATATAACACCCGTGATTTTAATGGTATTGTAGGCTGGTTTTACTTCCCAGTTGACGGACAACCAGCACAAGTAAATGATATTGAGCCATCAGAGCCTCTTACAGTCGATTCTAGCACATTCAATGAAGAAACTGGTACATTCACAGTCGAAGTCTCTGCGCTTAATGTACGTTCTTCTGCGGGGCTTTTAGGTGATATCGTAGCAGTCTATACCGCTGGTCAAGAGATTAACTATGATGGCTGGTTAGACAATGACGGTTATATCTGGATCACATACATCGGAGGATCTGGAAATCGCAGATATGTGGCAGTAGGTCAATCGCAGAATGGTAAACGCATCACAGACTTCGGCTCATTCGCTTAAAATGAGGAGGATTTAATGGCACTATTAAATTCTACGAATCTAAAGCAATTTGAAGGAGGGGCAGTCGTCAAGCAAGGCGACTCTGCCTCTCTGTTTGGTTATGAGCTACTGGATGAAAACATGCGCCCGATCAGCGAGCTGAATGGCAAGAATGCCACGATCAGGATTTTTAACCAAAAAGGAAAGGCTACATTTGAGAGTACGGTAGACAAATCCAAAGTTACTTTTAAAATCGGGAAAGCCC